GACAGCTTGCAGACGAACAAACAGGAATACCAAGCTACTCACACGGCATGACAGGTGTGCAAAGTATGACACGAACAGCATCAGGCATGTCTATGTTGTTGGGTGCAGCATCGCTTAATATTAAAACAGTCGTAAAAAACTTAGATGACTTTTTGCTTAAGCCATTAGGCCAATCATACTTTCAATGGAACATGCAGTTTTTTGAAGGCAAGCTAGACACTCAAGGCGATTTAGAAATTAAAGCTATGGGTACAAATAGCTTGATGCAAAAAGAAGTTCGAAGTCAACGACTGACTATGTTTTTACAAACGGCTCAGAATCCAGCAGTTGCTCCGTTCGTTAAGATGTCTAAGCTTATTTCTGAGTTGGCGTACTCACTAGATCTTGATCCTGATGAGATCTTAAATGATCCAGAAGAAGCAGCAATCGCTGCACAAATTATAGGAATGCAAAATAATGTTGGACAAGCAGCTGGCGAGCAGGTTGGGGCCGATAGTGAACAACCCGGAGTTATGGGAGGCCCTGAAGGAGTACCTGAAGAGCCAACGGATGTTGGAGTTACAGGCACTGGCGGTGGCAACATTGGAACAGGAAATGTACCGCAAGCAGGGGAGAGCGAGTTCTCTGGCTAATTTACTTACTCTTAAAGATCAAGTAAATCAAACAATAAAGGAATCTAAAAATGGCTGAAGAGTTTCCAGATTTAACAGGTGATGGCAAAGTAACGCAGGCAGACATTCTCAAAGGTCGTGGTGCTTTTGCTGAAGGCTCTTTAATGGTTCCTGTAGAAATGGAAGCCCCTGTAGACACTTATAATAACCTAAGCCCAGAAGAACAAGCAATGGAGCTTAGTGCTGATTCAGAGATGGAAGATGAATACTCTGATTACATTATGGATGAAGTTCTTACAGAAGACGAACAGAACTACCTGCTTGAAAAGCTAGACGCTGACGAAAGACTAGAAGATATTATAAATAAAGTTTTTGTTAGTGCAACCGAATTTAATGGTGCTGGTGAAGTCGATGGCCCCGGCACAGGAATCTCTGACTCGATACCTGCAAGGCTATCAGACGGAGAATTTGTATTTACTAAAAAAGCCGTAGATCAAATTGGCGCAGACAACCTTCAGATGATGATGGATGATGCAGAACGCGAATTTGATATGGGGCGAGATACAAAGGCAGTTGGTGGAATCATGAATGATCCAACACAAGATGAAAAAGCTGTACTGCCTGACGAAGCTATGAGTGATGATGAGATTGAAGAGCAGATGCTTGATTCTAATCGCATTCCTAGCTTAATGCGACGATAAGGCTACCTAGAACTTTTAGCCCCTTATCATAATAATAACCTTGAGGCCACCTTGTAGTATCAAGACCCTGTACTAAACGCGCACTAGTACAGCCACCTTGAAAGAACGACAAGCCCCAAAAAGGAGAGTGACATGACAGAAGAAGTGCAAGCGAATCCGTATAATGCTAAAAAACCTTGGACGCAGAGACCTGCCCCAAAAACAACAGATGCGGACTCACTATTTTATGAGGAAGAAAAACAGGCTACCCCAGAAGCGGCCCCTGCTGAAGAACCTCAAACCAATTATAAAAAGAGATACGACGATCTAAAAAAACATTACGATCAAAGAATTTCTGAATTTAAACAGCGAGAACAAGAATTCGAAGCTATGGCACGGGCATCTCAGCCAGAGTATGCACCACCTAAAAGCGAAGAAGATCTTGAGCGGTTTAGGTCAGAATATCCTGATCTGTATGAAACAGTTGAAACTGTTGCTCACATGCGAAGCTCAGAGCAAGTGGAAGCCCTTCAACAAAAGCTATCGGTAATTGAACAACGTGAGGCTGAAATAGCTAAACGTGAAGCCGAAACAAAGCTGCGTGAAAGACATCCAGACTTTGAGGACATTCGTGGTGATGACAAGTTTCATAATTGGGCTAAAGAACAACCTGATGAAATTCAACGTTGGATCTATAGAAACCCAGACAATGTTTCATTAGCTAGTCGTGCCATTGATCTTTATAAAATGGAAAATGGTATTGCAATTAAAAAAGCTTCTAGACGGTCACAAACTTCTAAGTCCAATGCTGCTGATATGGTATCTACAAAAACAACAACAGTAGACACTAAGCAGCCTCGTATTTGGACTCAACGGGAAATTGCTGCTTTATCCCTTGATGAGTACGATCGTTACGAAGAGGAAATTGATCGAGCCATCGTTGAAGGGAGAGTAGCACGATAACTACTTGTCTTTTTAAGGAGAAATAATCATGGCTTATAACCAAGCTGATCAATACTTTGAGCCGTCAACGGATACCGATGCTAACTTTGCAAACTCGGTTGCGGGTCAAACTAACTCATACTTCCTTCCTGCAGTTTACTCGAAGAAGGTACTCAACTTCTTCCGTAAGTCTTCAGTAGCGGAAGCTATTACAAACACCGATTACGCTGGAGAAATTTCAGCATACGGTGATTCTGTACGTATCATCAAAGAGCCTACAATCACTGTTTATCAGTACGAGCGTGGGCAAGATACAACACAGACTAAGTTGACAGACCAAGAAGTCAACCTCGTTGTTGATACGGCGAACGCATTTAAGTTCATCGTTGACGACATCGAAACTTCAATGTCTCACGTCAACTTTAAGGAAGTTGCTTCATCTTCAGCAGCTTATGCACTTCGTGATGCGTTTGACGAAGGCGTAATTGCTAAGATGTTTGCAGGTACATCTGCGGCTTCTCCTAACCACATCCTTGGTTCGGACAGCGCTACAGACCTTGCAGCTGGCACTTTCGACGGTACTGGTAACCTTGATATTGGTTACGACTCTGGCGAACACGACCCAATCGACGTTCTTTCACACATGGCACGTCTTCTTGACGAGCAGAATGTTCCTGAAGAAGGCCGTTGGTTCCTTGCTAACCCAGAGTTTTATGAGCAACTCGTCAAGAGTTCTTCAAAGCTCATTAGCGTAGACTTCAACGCTGGTCAGGGTTCAATCCGTAACGGTTTGGTCTCTTCTGGCAAGTTGCGTGGCTTTGACATGTACAAGACTAACAACATTGCATCTACTTCTAATGCAGCTGGTAAGTGTATTGCTGGTCACATGTCTGCAGTATGTACTGCTCAGACCATTATCAACACTGAAGTCATTCGTGACCCAAGCAGCTTTGGCGACATTGTACGTGGTCTTCACGTATATGGAGCAAAAGTACTTCGTCCTGAAGCACTTGTCTCTGCCTTCTACGGTATCGACTAAAGCGGAGTGGGGGATGAAATACTCCCCCTTTTCTATTATGCCTCAGATCGGAACAGACACTCAACCAATTCGAATGAGTACTACGAAGAAAATTAAAGTAAGCGGACAGTACTTAAAAAACGAAAATAAAAAAAAATACGATGAAAACTATGATCGTATTTTTGGGAGAAAAAAAGATGCATTGCGGGACTAAGCGCGAGAAAAAAAGAATGGGCGGTAGTCGTATGACTTATAGTAAAGGCGGTAAAGGTAATGCTGCTGCACGTCGAGAGTCATATCGAAGTGGCAGCACGGCAATGTCAAAATCAATGCCTAAGTGCATGCCTAATTAAAATGAAAGTTAAAGCTCCTGAAGGCTATCATTGGATGAAAAAAGGATTAACATACAAGTTGATGAAAGATCCTAGAGACGGCTACAAACCTCACAAAGGCGCTTCAAAAGAAGCTAACTTTGAAATTCAAAAGGTTCATAAAAAATAATGGCTGCTACATATCTTGAAATTACAAACGAGTTGTTGCGAGAGCTAAATGAAGTAGCCCTCACATCTTCGACGTTTGCTGGGGCTATTGGGGTTCAGCAACATATTAAGGACTGCGTAAACAGAGCGTACCTTGATATTGTTAATGAAGAACCTCAATGGCCTTTTTTAGCTGCAGATACTAGCGGATCAACAGATCCGTTTTATGGTAATACGTATGTAGAAACTGTAGCAGGAACACGTTGGTATTTGTTAAAGCCCACGTCGTCTAGTTTAACAACAGACTATGGCTATGTTGATTGGGATAATTTTTACTTAACAACAATTGGTGTAGACGGTGAGTCTGCTCCCTACACAAGTAAAAACCTTAAGTACACAACAATAGAAGAATGGAAAGACTTTTTACGCTCATCAGAAAACGAAGATGATGCTGATACTCAAAACTACGGTGAGCCTCGTCGAATTATTCGAAGCCCTGACAATCGTAAGTTTGGACTAAGTTCTATTCCAGATAAAGTTTATCGCGTTTATTTCTATGCCTACAATCTACCAACAGAACTAAGCGCACACGGGGATGAGATTGTATTCCCAAATATTTATAAGCCTGTATTGCTTGCTAGAGCCAGATATTATATTCATCAGTTTAAAGAAAGCTCGCAAGCTGCAGCATTTGCATTAGAAGACTATCGTCGAGGACTTAAGCTTATGAAAGGTAACCTTATGTCTCCGACACCCGATTATATAAAAGATGATCGCGTGAGGTTTGTATAAATGTCTCAGCCCTTTGGCGTTTCATGTAGAGGTGGTTTAAACACCAACCTCAATCAGCTTGAAATGCTTCGACAGCCCGGACTAGCTACACGCCTTAGAAACTTTGAGGTAGATCCTGATGGCGGCTATCGACGTATTAAT